AATCCTTAGTAAAGTATTCCCTTCCTTTTTCCCTATCTTGCAAAAAAGTGCTAGCAGGATTTAATACTGTTTCTACTCTAGATTTTAATTCAGGTCTTTTTGCGTCTGTGTAAGAACCTCCTATTAGTTTGTTTATTTCAGTTAAAAGAGGAATATTGCCTAGCAATTCCTTGGCTGTTCCTCGCATTGCTCCGCCCATAAATCTTTTGGATTCGCCAGCGTATTGTTCCACTGGACGCCCATAATAATTTAGATTTTCTTCTGGATTTTCTGGCGGGTTGGCATAATTTCTTGCTTGTTTCAACATATCAAATAGGGGAGTTATGCCTAATTCATCAGGCTGTAATGTCATCATTCTAGGAATTCTGGCAATATCTTGAATAGGTAATACCGATTGCGTTCGCATATACTTGTCATATATTTTGCCGTTTTTTTCTACTTCGCCTGTTTTTACAGCCCCCATTGATTTCTGGCGTTCGGAAAGATATTTATATTCAGGGTTTTCTCTTTCCGACGCTTCTACTTGTGGAGCGGTTCCTCTTTGAACTGCCAAGTGTCTTAATGGCATTTTAGCTATTGCTCCTGTTTGGAGGGGGATATTAAATCTCGTCCAGCTCCAAAAAGGAATAACAGCTTTAATATACCTGTCGCCTTCACCTAAGCCGTTTATATAGTCAAATAGATGTTTGTTGACATAATTCTTGGCTGAAGCTCTAGAAGCTCCTTTTTTAAGCTGGTCAATATAAAGTGCTAGTCTGGCGTTATCTTCAATAGCTGAACCTATTCTTTGAGCGGTATTCATCCACTGCTTTAATCCAGGTATTTTGTAAACCATAGCTGGATTTTCCATTTTGGAAATTGCTTTTGTAAATTGTTCGGATGTTTTAGCTATTTCCGCCAAGTCGTTAATATCAGCACTAAAAAATCCTCTGCCGATAACATCGTCTTGATCAGCCATTTTTATATATTTACGTTCAGGAGGCGTTTTGAACATCGCCTTATAGATTTTTCCAGCGATAGTTCCTTCTTTCATTTGGGTAGCGATATGCCCTTTCATCTGCTGGGAAATCGCCTCTATATAGCTTCCAGTTTTTGCTCCTCCGATAAAAGAAGCGTTATAAAAATTACCTAAAACATTTCTTAAGTGATAACGGGGACGGACTGCGGTTGCTAGAGGTTTCCAGTTTCTATTAAATGCCCGTAAGGGAGTTAATACCGTGTCAATAACCTTCGTAGATTTGCCTTCAAATTTTAAAAGTTCTTCTCCTAAATCTTTGGGCAGATACTTGCCCTTCCATTTTATAAGCTGTTCTCCTGTCGCTTTTTCAACTATTGCTCCGTTCTTAAATTCCGTTATTGTGTCTTTTGCTTTAGCGTATTTGTTAGCTATCCTATTGATAAATCCCTCTTTGATATTAGCGGTAGCTATCTTTGACTTAACCCCAGCAATAGAAACAACAGGGTCTTTGGAAAATCCCTTTACATCTTTGGATTGTTTGAGAAAACCTCTTTGAGGAGCTGATAATTTCCCGCCCATTCGTGTTTCTTTAGTAGGCGAAAAAAAGTGATGAAGATAGTTTTTTATTGGAGCCTTTTCATATCCAGACGATTTTTGAACCTTTGGAAGTTCTTCTTTCATCCACCAGTCAATGGCCCTCTGAACCTTTGGAATTGAGCTTTTAGGATAAACATTCGGAGTTCTTCTCAATTTGTCTATGGTTTCAAAGAAATCTAACTTTTCAGCTTTATTGAGGTTAAAATCCTTTTCAAATTTTTTAATAGTAGATTTAATAATTCCTTCTTGGGCATTCCTCATAGAAGATGTTGTCTTTTGCAAATCGTCTGCAACATTCCCATATCCTATTCTTTTAAGCCTGTTATAGGGAATAAAAGTATCTCTTAAGGCATTAACTGTCTTAGCTCCTGTATTAGTCTTTTGAATAAGATTTGCTCCTCTACTAGCTAACCTGCCTGCTCCAGCTACTCTAGCAGCGGGAATTGCATCTAAAAGCACGCTAAAAGGCTCATTATAGGTTGTTTGAAGCGGATGCTTAGCTAGGTTGGCATAATGCCCGAATAAGCCCATTCCAAACTTATCTATGTTCTGCTGGGCTTTGGTGCCAGAAGATTGTGAGGCAATTTGTCCTGTTCTGTTTTTAATATCTTCATAACTGCCTTGTGAAAGCTTTCGGGCAAATCTGATATTCTCCGGCAAGTGTCTTAAAGCATTAGGCAACTGTCTAGCTGTTTGGCTTAACATTCCCCCTATTTGCTTGGTATTGTAAATAGGGTGTTTGATAAATTCTCTACCCATACCTAGCATACCCTTAGTAAACGAGCCAAGATCACTGCCAAAATTTTTAGCAAATCCTTTTACTCCACTAGGTTTTTGTTGGTTTAATCCTCGCTTTGTGAGTTCTCTTTTAACTAATTCTCTTCTAGCGAGTTCTGTTCTTGCTTGTTGTTGTATAGTCATAATTAAAGACCAGCCATTTGAAGAAGTTGCTCATCAGATAACCCACTTAAGTTATTCATACCTAAATTTGAGACATTAGCTCCTTGTCCTGCTATTCCAAGATTGCCTCCTAACAAATAACCAGATTTAGCTTGTTGTGCTTGTAAATAATCACCCTCTGAAATAGAAGTTGATGTTCCAGTTAAAGGGTTAACATAATTATATTCATTTTGCTGAGTTAATGGATTGAATGATATTTGATAACCAGTTTTGACCTTAGAAGAACCCCCTGTGCTATATGGTCGATTGACTTGATAATTAGTTCTCATTGTTTCAAGGTCTAACTTTCTTTCTTGAAGTTGCCTGTTAAAATTAGCTTGTTCCTGTTGATATTGGTATTCTTGCAAATCTCTTAATAGCCCTGTAATTCCGCTTTCAATATCAGCCTCTCCTTGAAATTGCTGGGCATTTATCCCCGACATAGTGTTAGAATAAGCATTTTCCATTTCCATTCTCTTGTTATTGTAATTGGCTAACGCGGTGTTGTATTGATTCTGGTATCCTGCTAAAGCTTTTGACCTTTCAAGCTCCAAGCTCTCTAGGGCGTTGGAGTAATCAGCTTCTACATCTTTCACATTTCGTCCATAGCTTTCTTCTAAGGCTCCAAATCTTTTAGCGTATTGTCCTTGCATTCTTTCCAGTCCTTGAGCGGCTTGTTCGCTTCCTCCTGTTCCTATGGAGTTATAGAAAGAACGCAATCTAGCAATATCTTTAGATTTTTCGTCTCCAAATTCCTCTAATCCTTGAGCCTTTTGTGCTTCTAAGGCTTCCATAGCCCGCTCCCTTTGGCTTCCTACTCTTCCTGTTCCCGCTTCATATTCAGTAGCCAGAGTTCCTTTTGAGCTTTCAAATCCGCCTTTGAGAGCGTTAATTAAATTATCCAGCATCGTGTTTCCGCTAGTCTTAGTTCTTTCTGCTACATCTCTTTGCGACATCAGCATTTTTTCCAAAGCTTCCTCTTGAGCTTTCCTCTGATTGCTAATTTGTTTTTCGTAGGATGATTTGCTTGAAGAACCGCCAGCTTTTATCTGGGCTTTCTCCATAGCTCTTTGTTTAGTGTATCCCCGACTTAAATAATCCCGATAGTATTTTTCTACTTTTGATGAAGAGGATTTGGAAGAAGTTTTAGATGAACTTCCGCCAGAACCACCTGTAGAAGTTTTCGTAGGAGCTATTGGAAGATTTCCTGGGTCTTTTGATTCAGTTTTTGCAACTTCGGGAGTAGCCGCGTGGGCTGTTTTAATACCCAGTAATTTATTTCGTTCTTCTTCAGATAGTATTCCTGAAGATAGTTTTTTGGGTTCAAACAAAGCATATGCAGAACCTAAAACTGGAACTTTTTTTCCTGCAAATTTAAATGCAGAACCTATTAAACTCATATTTTTTGTAGTCAATTATCACGCTTTACAGCTTAACACTTGACAAGTTATTATGTTATGCTACGCTTTAATTATGCGTTTTATTAAATATACAATTTCTCTTATTAAACTTACGACTTTACTTTTAATGTGGTTTACTATATTTCCCATAATGTTTGTAATTATTTTATTAGTTGGAGCATTTGTTTTTTTAGGAACAACTGCTGTAATATCTACTTTATGGTTTTAGCTATCTTTTTTTGGTTAATCTGGTTTCCATTATGCTTCTTTGTTGTTCCTCACGGCATTGAGGTTTTTTTTTGGTCGGTGATTATATTAGTTCTCTTTTATCCTAGACGGTGTAGTTAAATACTTTTATAAATAAGCACAAACTACTCTAATTACTGTTGCACCAATATCACCTCGTTTATAAATATTAGTTACTGAACCTGTGGGAGTCATAATATTCAAATAATATGATGCTTTAGATGATATATTTAGATGTTTTTCACGATATACAGCAAAACCATCCTGATTTGAATCTCCTATAGTATGAGAACCTCCAGTCATATTTGCGTCAGATTGCGAATTATTAGCAGTTGACAATGTTGCCCTGATTTGAGGGTTAGAACCTCCTACAACAGTAATACACACCGAATAAGACAATTTCCACACCCCTATTGGAACTTCCAACGAAACAGTTCCAACATTATACCAAGTGTTTTGAGTTGGATTTGTTTGACCATTAGATGAAGTCTCTGATGCTTCTTCTGTCCATTTTATAGGATCTAACGGAAATCCGTGGGGAGCTTTATTGGTTGAATAGTAAGGGCTAGTAATAGCTTCGTTGTCTAAGTCATAGTCAGTTCCCATATAAATCGTAATTGTTGTGTTAGGAGAAGAATAAGCTACTTTTGTTATAATTCCATATTTAACCCCATCAGTTGGCTGAGTTAATTTAATTCTCATTCCAGCTGAATATTTACTGGTCTTATCTCCTGTAATCGTGAAAGTATAAGTCGGATCATCGTCCGAAGCGTATGTCCAAGTTTCTGCGTCTCCCGCCCCTATCCAGCCTGTTGATGCTTGCTCCGTAAGGATATCTAAATCTGAAGCAGCGGGAGCCATTCTGACTGTTTCTGCTGCTCCGTGAGCGTAAGTAAGGGCGGCGTGGTTAACATTTGTGGCGGTTGCGGAAGTAACTAAAACTTCCTCATAATGGCTTTCTGAATTGTCCGGGTCAAAGATAAGGTAATAAGGCGTTGACACTGTTGGTATATCATCCAACGGCGTAGTAGTCGCTGCCGCTGAAACAGCGGAAGTGACTGTGGTTTCAAAATTGTTTTCGTGGTATGTTCTCATACATTTAAATTTTTATATAATTTTTATTTATTGGCGTTAAAATTCCTTGTATAGCGTTAAGCTCCCAGCTTCTATTATTTTCGCTATCGGTTATTTCAATCTGAATATTTTTTCCCATTTTGTTTAAAGCGATTTTTACCAGTTCGGCGGCATCGGTTATATCTCCGTAAGCTACTCCGATTTTAGCTGTTCCTATTTTTCTTGTTCCAATTCCTCCAGTAGATGCCGAACCTAGCGTAGTTGTTTCAGTTTTATGGAGCGTTCCGTCTACATAAACATTGATTGTTATTACTCCTCTTATTCTTCCAAAATAAAAGACGAGATGATGAAAAAACTTTTGCTGGGCATAATCTTTAAAACTCCATTTGCCTGATTTCCATTTTGTTGAAATTGCTGTTCCGTTGTCTGATTTAGCCATGTCGTCAAAGTAATAAACTTTTCCGTCTGAAGGGCTTCCAAAATAAAGATAAGAGTATCCAGAGCTGTCTTTGTATTCAGTTAGGCAATTAGCTCCTAGATTAAATTTCCACCAGCCTAGCCGTTGCCTGTCATAGACGGCTATTTTATCGTTGCTTCCTCCGCCTCCTGATGTGTAAGCTAAATAATAACGATTATCAAAATAAATAGCGGGGGCTTCTTCTAATCTGTCTTTTTGAATAGCTTTTATGTTAGGGTCAATTCTCAATGAAACGATGTTGGTTCTTATTTGCTCTGACATATTCGGCTCATATCCGAAAGCGTAAACTCCTTTGTCGTTAAAGAAAAATACATCGTTATCAACTGAATCGATTGTATGATGAGCTGAAACTCCTCTTGACGGGTCAATTAAGGCTACTGTGATAGTTCCCGCATCGTCCGTTCCTTGTGATACTCTCCAAATAGAATTTTCTTTTACTACATACAAATAATCTTGATGCTTAAATAATCCCGTGATTTTCTGTCCGTCATTTTTTCCTACATAAACGGAAGTAGCCAAAAGGTTGTCGGGGTCGTCATAAGTAAAATCTCCCAGCTTATCCCCTGAACCTGAACGGTATAATCTAGTCGGATAACTTGTATCTCCCGCTGTCCAAAGAGAGTTTTTATAAAAAATACTGAATTTTCCTATTTGTCCGTTGGTAGTATCTTCAATAGTTGAGCCGTCATATTCCCTTAAAACATCTGTGCCATTTTGAATAAAAACTTTTCCTCCAGCTTGGCAAAAATCAGCTCTTAAATTTGCTGTCCAAGTATCAGTATCAATTTGAGTAGCACTTCCTGAATCTTCCTTGTAAAGCTTTGTGCCTGCCATTATGAGTAATTCTCTAGTGGAGCCTGAATAATAAGTACCTAAACCGCAAATTTTACTTACTCCCGACACTTCGCAAATCAATCTAGTTCCCGGTCTTTTTTTTAAAGAATTTTTGCCTACGCCCCAAATATTAGAAGCGTCGGCGGTTTCCTTTTCTTGTATCATTGTATCTCTGGCAAATATATTTAATCCTTTGCCAAAATTGTCCTGTATAAAACTTTTTTGTTTCATATTTAAAAATCATCTTCATTATTTACAACATTCTCTAATAGTTTCATTCTTAATGATTGCCCTCTGGCTTTTTCGTTATATAACATTTTGGCTAGTCGGCTTTCTGCTTCGCTTAACGCACTTGTTGCGTCTCCTAATGGGTCTGTTTCTGATTTTCTTAACATTCCGTAAGCATAAGCCACTACTGCTTCCCCATCGGGAATTATGCAAATATCTGAGGCACTAGACATATCATCAGGAAAAAACTGATACCACACTGTAAAGGTGTCATCGCTGTTGGTGTTAAGAGTGTATCCATCTTTGTGGTTTCCTGTTATCCAGTAAACTACATCGTTGCTGTCATAAATAATGTTATCCTGAGGATTGATATGCTTATAAACTACATCGTTGCTATCAATTACAAGCAAAGGGATTTTAAAATCATCTGGTAGTGTTCCTTCGCCAGAAGAAACTGTTATACTAGTAGACTTTTTTAGTCCTAATTTGTCCGCCATATATTGAACTGCTTTATTCAGCCAAAAGTTTCTGTTGCTGTCTCCTGAAGACGGCACAGCCGTTTCTCCGTATCTATAAGCTAGGCTTAGCTTCAGATCGTTATATGTTGTTTTGCTATAACTCATATTCGTAAAATTTAGTGATTAACTGGCATATATGTCTAACATCTTTAATTTTTAGATCGCAATGCATTGGGAGTGTTAAAATCTCTTTAAAAGCCTTTTCAGTATTGGGGAGTTTCTTTCCTTTAAATATAGGATAATCATAAAGCGGTTTATAATGCACTCCTGTTGATATTCCATTATTAGCCAGATAGTCGGCTAATTTATCCCTATTTCTCGCTCTAATAGTGAATAAATGCCAAGTATCGCTAGGGTAGGGTAGGGCGACTGAAGAGGGGAGATGTTTAAAATATTCTTTAGCTAATCTTTTTCTATATTGATTATTTTTCTTAATTTCTTTTAACTGGCATAAAGCTATTGTTGCTGTGATGTCGTTCATATGAGCTTTTAAGCCAGCTTCTTTAATGTCGTAATCCCACGAGTATTTATTTTTGGTCCTTGCGAATGTGCTTTTATCTATTCCGCACCAGCTTAGAGCTTTAGCTCGTTGATGCAATTTTTTAGAATTCATTGTTATCATTCCTCCGTCTCCTGCTGGCAGGTTTTTAACGGCGTGGAAACTCCAACAGCTTATCTTCCCTAAATGCTTATATCCTCCGCAATGAGCCATATCGTAAATTTTTCCTTTTCCCGCAATATTTCCTGCATACATTACTTGTATGTCGCTTTTAGGGGTGCAAAGCGTCTTAGGATTGATGTCAACAAATTTAATCTTGTATCCAGCGTTGAGGGGGGATAATGCACTGGATACAAAAGTAAATGCACTGACTTTTACTGGATTAGGTAGTTTGATAAGCCGAACGGCAATATCTAAAGCAGATGTGCAGGAGTTAGTCGCTACAGCGTATTTAGCTCCTGTGAGTTTGGCAAATTTTTCTTCTAATTCTTGGGTTTTTGGTCCCATTCCCCACCAGCCAGAAGCAATAACTCTTTTGAGTTCTTTTATTTCTTTTCCTGTTGGTTTGGGGCATAATACTGGTATCACTTAGTTGCTTTAAGCGTCATTCTCGGTATTTCTCTTCGGACTTCTTTTTCCCAGATTTCTACCGAAAATCCCGCTCCTTTTAAAAATGTAGTTAAAATATCAGAGGTAAAAGCCATTTTATGAAAATTCTCTGGATAGGTTTGCGCTCCGCAGATAGCGTCTAAAAGGTTCTCAGTGGGGATGTTTTTCCAGTTAGTCATTGTTTCTCCCATATCTACCGTTTCAATAGCTATCTTTCCTCCTGGCTTCATAACCCGATACCATTCTTTTAAGAGTGGCACTATTTCGTGTCGTCCAAAATGTTCTATAAGATTTTGGCATTTAATTTCTGATACTGAATTATCTTCAAAGGGAAGTTTCCTAACATCAGCAACTACATCTACTCCTTCTATATCTCTTATATCTACATTCTTAAATCCGGGAAAATTGCCAGCGATTCCTGAGCCTAAATTGAGTTTAATATCTTCTTCCATTGTTTTGCTATTTCTTCGGCTTCATATTCCATTGCGTATTCTTTGCATTTGGAGTCAAAGCCGATGTTATTTAATTTACTCCAGTCTTTTACTAAATATTTCTTTCCCACTCCTGCCTCTTTCATTGCCTTTACATAATCAGGCATTGGCGAGGTATAACAAGGTAATCCTATCGCCCAGCTTTTCAGGAGTTTGTGCATTCCTTTAGATTGTTCAAATTCTCTTTCGGGTAGGGGATAAATTGTAAATTCACATTCCGCCAGATACTTATCAACCATTTCCAAGCTCCAAGGTCTTGATTGGGCTTTGCCTTTGTAGTGCCTCATCCAGTCGGGGCTGGTAATCAATCGGAGGGAGTATTTTTTAGGGATAGTGATATCATTCAAATAAACTGAATTATTGCCGTATCCTGTCCAGCCGATAATGTTTTTTTCTGGATTAGCTTCTGATCCGTCCCAGTCTAGACTATCGGGAATACAGGTTGCGTTTAGGAGTTTAGCTTTGTATTCACTATCAACCGTTATCAAATCAGCTTCATCTATCATTACTTTGAATTCGGGGCGTTTCCAGTAATAGTCGTCTATGTCATAAACAACTTTAGCTCCTTGCCTTTTGGCTTTTCGGAGTTCTTCTATTTGAGGGGTTTTTTGGATAACCAAAACATCGTTAGATGAGTATTTTTCAGGTATGCCGATTATGGAATTAAGGAAAGGCTGAATATTATAAACTCTTAATCTTGATGAGGCGATGTTAATGTCGCCCCAAGGAATAATATAAATCATTTTTTGTGGTTTACATATTTAATATGGTCATAATCCCATTCTCCTCTGTCTATCTGATTGACATCGTTAAATCCTACTCTTACTGGAAAACTTAATTGGTCTCTTTCTGAATATCGGCATATATCAGTCCACCACGCTTCCATTTTATCGTTAACTCTTAAAGTGTTTTCTCTTATCAGAAAACCGCATTCCACCATTCCCGCGTGTTTCTTAAATCCGTCTTTAGCGTATAGCTTGACTTGCTCGTTTATTTCTTTAGGATTTCCTTTTTGGATTAACTTGCAGGCTTCAGCTTCATCGTAGATGCAATCTCTACCGATATGCCTGAAAGCTACAATAGGTTTGTCTTCAGCCAGTTTCTCTACCAATTCTTTGGGACTGTCTTTGAGCTGAACTGTGCCGTCTATCCAGATTGTCCAGGGGGTGTCAAAATACTTGTGAGGCAAGACTTTGTGTATCTTGGCATTCATTACGGGATTTTTGAATTTATCGCAGGCTTTTCTAATTTTCCAAGTCTTGCTTTTCAAAGGCTTATCTGTAAAACAAACAAAATTTGCTCCCTCCGTATTCTGTTCTTCTATGAGGTCGTCTTTTCCTCCTGTAATAGCGGTATAAACCGTGATGTCTTTTTTCTCCATTGATTTGAATAATTTAGTGTATTTAGGTAGTTGGTTGTCTATTGTCCAATTTTTTAAAACCTCCTTTTTAGCTGACTTTCCCACTTTTTCTCTTAACTCTTTGCTCTCAATCAGCCACGAGAGATACTTTACCCATTGGTTAGTTCCTTTAGCTAAGTATCCTGTGCCTTTTTTGATTGAAAACTCGTAAGGATAGACCTTAGAAGCTACTACTGGCGTTTCCAGCATAGCGTTTTCCAACCATTTGATATTAGATTTACATCGGTTAAACTGGGTGTCCTTGATAGGAGCTACTGCTATATCCAGTCCTAAGTCCGCTAAAAACTGGGGATATTCTTCATAGCCTTTTGTTCCGATATGGTGAAAAACTCTGTCTGACTTAATTTCTTCGGCGATTATTCCAGCAATGTGAAATTCAACATTTGGATACTTGGCTATAATCTTTTTCATTGCGGGAAGTATTACGGGAATATCCGCCATATGCGAGGCTGAAGCTATCCAGCCTATTCTTATTCTCTTGTGTTTCTTTCTTTTGACTTTCCAGATTTCAGGGTCAATAGCGTTGGGAATTACTGTTATTTTAGAATTGTATGGTTCTACTGTGTTTTTAAGAGGTTCGGTAGAAACAACTATGTGATCAGCCATTTTGATAAGATTTTCAACAGGTTTCATTTTTCCCTTTATCTCATCATATTTGGGGTGGTCGGGGTCAACATTAAAAGGGTCATCGTCTAAATCTAAAATGAGCTTACTTCCTGTAAATTCTTTGGCTGTTCCGATTAAAAGGTCAACATCTTGGCTGTCAGTAGGCTTCATAAACCAGATATCCCCCATTTCTTTCATCTTTAGGGCTTGCTCGGGTCCGCCTATTTTAAACTTGCCTACAATGTTAGCTCCTAGCTTTCCCAGCGGATTTATAATCCTATACCAGCCTACACCTCCATATTTTTCATCGGAGCGAGGGCGATTCCAATCAGTGTAAAATCCAGCGATTTTCATATAGGTTGTTCTAGTTTTTCCCGTTCCTGAATGTGCGGGGTTCTTTTAATGATTAAATTCCAATTCTTTATTCGGTGTTCGCAAGCAAAATAGTCGGGGTGCTGATGTCCTAGAATGTCCCTATAAGCCGGTCGGGGTATGGAATACATCTTTTTAGGAATAGTCATTATATGGTGGTTGTGGTATTGGACGGAAAGAATATCTGGACGGTTAAAAACCTTTTTGATTTTAAACCCGTATTTTCGGGTTAGTTTTTCAAATCTCATAGCTTTATGTAAATATCATCAAAATCAACACATAAAAGCATACTGTTATTACTCTCAAAACATTCAATGTTTACTCCTCCGTATGGGTTGTAATAAACAGTGTCGCCTTTTGCTAGTTGCTTATTATTGGATTTAATGACTTTACCTTCTCTTTCAATATCTGTTATTTTATTTCCTTCAGCGTCTTTTTTGGTTATCTTTTTTACTTTTAAAAGAACTCTATCCCCTAAAGGGACTAATACTTTTTTCTTTTTCATTGTCGTCAGACCTGACTGAGCGGTGCGGTCTGACCAGCACAGCCCAGTAGGACAATTAAATTTTTAAAATTGTTTATTCGTATCCGCACTGGATATCAATTACCCAGTCAGAGTTGAGAACAAGTGCTGCATAAGAATCTACTTTCCAAGATAATGTTGAATACATATCCAACGGGTTGCCTGTATCGTTAGGACCAGGTCTCTTGTAGATTGTGCGCGAGTTCCCTTTGCCTGCGATATCAACTTCCCCGATAGCTCCTCTACCTGCTACAAAGTTTGAGTATACAGTCGTGGTTGAAGCCTGTGTGTATTCGTTGTTTGATTCTACAACGGCTACACCAGCAATTACTCCAATAACGCCTTTCTTTACCATTTCAGCGTTTTCGCCTGTGTTGTAAATATTTACGTCAGTCCAGTTTCCTGTAGTACTATCACCTTGTAGGTTGTAAACTCCGTGAGAGCTAATGACTCCTCGATATAGTCCGCCTTTCCACTTAGGAGCCTTGTTGGTCTTAAGTGTCAAAACAGCTTTTCTCAATTCAGATACGGACATAGTGTCAGAAGTATTAACAGCGGTTAACAAGGTATTGCTTCCAGCGAATTGGTCAGTTGCTCCAGAGAATATTGTATTTCGCAATACAGTGTCCATACTTTCGCCTGCATACTGTCCCATAGTTTCCACTTTCTCTTTAAGTCCTTTATCAATAGATGTAAGTTCAAAGAGGCTGGAAATTTGGTCGGTATCTCCGTATTCAGCCAAAGTAGCTGAAGCAGTTGATGCAGAGAATTCTGTTCCTGTAGGAGTTGTGCCTTCTGTAAGTGCGGCAGTCTTCGGGGTAAAAGCGGTTTGGCGAGTGAAGTAAACAACTTTTCCTGAATTAACAGGAACATTCTTTTTTACAGCTAGGAAGTTATACTTCTGCTCGTATTCCGCTCTTTCAAGAAATACGCGGTCATAATAGGTCTGCATTTCTTGGGTTAAGTCTGTTGTGGTTGATTGTGCTTGTGTCATTTAATTATTCGTTGGTGGGAGCGTGCGGAAGAACTTTTTCCATTTCTTCAGAAGTCATATTTTCAAGATCAGGGACTTCTTTGTCTTTGGCACTACTCACACCAGTTGATTGTGTTTTCTTTTTCTTATCAATCTGATTGTAAGCACTTTGTTTCCCTGTTTTAATGGCTTCTCCAAAATATTCTTCGGCGATATCCTCGTAAGGTTTATCTTGCTCTACACCTAAAGCTAGCTTCATCATCTTATCTTTGAAAGGTTTGTAGTCTGGGTTTTCTTGAAGAAAATTGTCCAGACTTTTTTCTTCTTTCATAAGAGCTAATTCGTTCTGTTGTTTTTGAACTTGCTGAGCAAGGTATCCTGTAGGGTCTTGCTCTACTGCTTGCTCTTGAGCTTGTTGCTCTTGAGCTTCCAGCCTTTCCTTAAATTGGTCGGCTGTTAGCCCGTATTTTTCTTCAATAAGATTAGCTATTTCTGCTTTTTGTCCTAAGCTACCTGTCTGCTTTTCAAGCTCGTTATAAGCTTGATAAATATCTTCAGCAGACTTGCCTTTGAATTTTGGGTTGTCAGCCCAAGGAGTGCTTTCCTCTTTGACTTCGGCTTCCGCCTTTTCAGTCTCGGAGGCTTGGGTCCCTTCTTCAGATTGTCCTGAAGAAGCAGTAATATCTTCCGCTCCTTGGGGGTCTTTTTTGAGATTATCCATATTTGTTTAGATTGGTTTTTTAAATAACTGTCTCGACCTTAACAGCTATGAGAAAAGCCTATTGAGGCTTTTTGTCATAACGGTCAAGTTCTTGTTTTAGCAACTTGATTCTGCCTTCTATGGCATTGATAATATTTTCAGTAAATTTTAATCCTCTAAAATATCCTTTGAGTTCAGCTAGTTCTTCAATAGTTTTACAACTATAAGCTGTTTTTAAATCATCTATTTCAGCATTTAACTGGTCTAGAATGTATTTTTTAAAGACATCATCGTTTATCATTGTGTGTAAAACAGTTAAGTCTTTATATTCAGCTTTAGTATTATATTCCATATGTTTGTTGATTTATTGATTGCTGGGAGGGTTGAGTATTGACAGGAGGCATTGCTTGCCCGTCTATTGCTCCTTCTGTTGCTCCTTCTAGCTCCATATTCATTGGCTCTTTGCTTACAAGGTCATCTATATTAAGAATTCCGCTAAGTCTCATTATTTCTCGGATAAATTCTCGGCTTTCTGTTTCAGTTAAGGTTTCTCCTGCTAAGTTGTATAAGTCAATCATTTGTTTTCTGACAATATCCTTATTCATTGCTAGAGTAGTTTCTCCTTTTACTTTAATGTTATGAGCTACATCACTGCCTTTTGATTTAATGAGGTCAAACATCACCTCTCTAGATTCTGCTGGGAAAATTCTTAAAATCGGAGTGTTAATGTCCTGTAGGTTTTCAATTTCTTGCGTCAAAATCTTTTCTCCCACTGAAGCTAAAGCGTTTTTAAATCTTCTTTTAACTAAATCAAATCTTGATGCAGAATTGGATTCCCTTATCTTATCTTGTCCTAAGGTGTTGCCTGATTCCGCTCCCTGCACTAAATCATTAGCTCCTGACGCTCGCTTATGTTCATCTCCTATTAATCCCATTATTTCAAAAGCGGATTGCTTAATATCTGTTTGCTCTAGGGGTTCTACATCTCCCATATCTTCTACTGGGATTATTCCTCCGGGCTTTGAAATAAAGTCTCTAGGATTAAACGCAACATTCCGCTTAATTTTATACATCTTGTTGGCAAGGTTCTTTACATTATCCATTACCTGATTAAATAGGTCGTAATACATTGCCTGTAAATCAATGGTATTCTGTCCTACTCCCTTGCCGTAAAATCTGTTAGGTAATGGCTCTTGCTCAAATATTAACTTCTCATAAGGTAATCCACCGCAGGGATTAGCTTCATCTCTCAACAGCACTCTTTCTGCTCCGTCCGCTACTGTGATTATTCTGTCTTCTGACCATCTTTCATAAACTTCTACCGTTTCCATATCTGTTTGCATTTTTTCTGTTTCGTCTAGGTCGGTAGAGTCTAAAGTTGAAGAATCTTTATCTCCGCTCTTAAGTTGCCCTTTAGGCTTTACTTTCTTGGTGTTCTTATATTTAGGGTCGTTCTTTAATTGTTTAATTGTTAGGGTGCTTCTTTGAATTATTGACTTTTGGTCTTCTATTGTTGGGATTAAAGGATTAAGGAATATATCCAGAATATTAGGCACGGTTAGCTCTGTTCTGTCTTCTTTCACTTTGCCGTCTTTGGTTTGAAATTTCCAAGAAACTTTGATTAGCGAAGTTCCAAAAGTCAAAGATTGTGCTACCCAGTCGGATATTTTATTAAAAGCGTCTAAATCTCTCGTAAAACGGTAATTAATTATCTTTTCCAGTTGTTCAGCTAAAAACTTGTCTTCATCTCCTATTCCCTCTACTTCCAATTCTGGCTGTCCGCTGAAAATAAACGGCATTATGTAGCTTATTTCCGTTCTCATTTTTGGGATAAACTTATCTGACTGCCAAGGATACTCCTTGTCGGTCATTTCTCCGTTGTAAGCATCCCAGATAGTTTTAATTTCTTCTCTTAATGTTTTAGTTGCCTTTTCGTATGATTTTTTTTCATCAAAAAGCAAGTTTATAGTTTTTTCATCTTTTTTACCTGTAAGCAGTTCCATATTTTTCATAATAAGGGTCGTTAGTTATATATTTACCTGAATGCCGATAACCGCTTAATCCGTAGCGAACGGCATCCATACAATGATTAAAAATATCCTCTGGAATATTCATTACTTCCCCCTCTTTATCTGTTTTCCAAAGATAATTTCTATATTCTTTAATTAAATTTAAACTTCTCTTAGTGATTGAAATACGCTGGTCTTGAACATATTGGATACCCTGATTAACACTTCCCGGTCCTTTTTCTGCTCCGATTATGTTAATTCCGTATCTCTTAACTTCGTCAATGCTTTTGGGTTCTGCACTGTCGGCGATCACCAATGCCCGCTCTTTGTTTTTTAGAATGTCCGCTATCTCTCGGTTGGATAAGCCTGTTTGGTAGGTAATTTCATCAAAAATAAATCCGTCATTATATTTATATATTGCCACTATGGCGGTGGGGTCATTTGTATATCCAAAATCTAGTCCGTATCTTTCTAGTCTTGCTTCGTGCGGTATTTCATCTACTATTTTCCAATTCTTGTAAATCTTTCCTTCTAATTCTCCTAATTGTCCTAATCCGTAAACTGTCCACCAATCTTTACGCTCTTTTCTTTGTTCAATAGATGCTTTAGTCTGGTCATCTAATCCCTCGTTGTCCTTATATGTAAGCGTAAGGTCTTCTACATCATCTCTTTTATCTTTAACTTCGGTGTAATACCAGAATTCATTTGTTGGGTTCCAGTCAAGAAAAACAAATTCTTTAGTTCTTACTTCCAACTCTTCAAAAGCCTTGAATGAAACATTGTTAGCTTCGTTAATAAATAACCTGTTGCGTCTTCCTCCTCGTAGCTTTTCGGATTGGTCTGCTCCAAAGAATTCTATCTGGCTTCCATTTTCAAAAACATAAGTAAATCCTGTCGCTGACCAATTCTTTTCTTTCCAAAACTTATGTTCTTCCATCATCTGTTTGAAATCTCTTATACAGCCTTTTTTAAGATGAGGGATTGATTCTGAAACTATGCTGGTAATAGTGGGAGTTGTATCTTTTTGAGCTTCGTTAATTAGAATTAAAAGAATTGCTATTGTTTTGCCTGCTGAAGTTCCACCGGGTAATGCCCGTATCCTTTTATTTAGCCTCCTTATTTTCTTGAGTGCTTGTGTCTGTTGGAACATTTGGTTTTTCGCCTAATATCGTTATTGGTATTGGATTATCTTTATCTCCTTTAATTGTTGTATCAGTAGCTGGATTTCCTTCCGCCATTCTCCATTGCAAATCTTTAGGAATGTCCTTTAGAAACTTTAGTCGTTGCTCTTCATCCATTTCCTGTAATCTATCTTTTAACCATTCTTTTAATGTTTTGCCTTTAGGTCTGCCTTTACGGTTTATTCTAGGGTCTCCTTTTACAAATGGTTTTCCCCCTCTCTTTTTTCCCTGTTTATCTGTATATTTCATAATCCAAAAATTATTAAAACTAATACTCCTAAGGTAGGTAAAACCTAACTTAGTTGCATTGCTTCCTACATCTAAATTATAATCTGTCATTGTTTGTATTATAGCAAAATTGATTTTTAACGAATTATAAAGTTATCCACAGGCTACATATTATTGGACACTTGACAAGATTAAAACATAGGAGTATAATGGAAGTATAATCAAATAAGAGTTTGGGTGAAGCTCAAACAAATTATGCGTAGATTAAAAAGTCTGTTTAGTAAATTTAAAAAATCAAGGTTTTTTCTGGGGGTAATATCTCTCGCTATCGGAGTGTCATTAACTGTCTGCTTTTACGAAGGCGACAAGTTATATCAAGATTACTCTGAAGCTATGGGATACTATTATGATATAAGTAACCGTGAGGTGGTTCCGACGACTTCACTGGCGACGCCTAAGGAGGAAAGCGGTGAGGGCTTTGAGCCAACCGCTTCCACTGGGATAGAAGATAAGATTAGAGATATCGCAGAAAGGGAAGGATTTGAAAATGCTGATTTACTTATTAGGATTGCTTCTTGTGAATCTGGTTTAATTCCTCGCCGTGATAGTGATGTTTCATACTCTTCCGCTAAAGGACTTTTTCAAATACTTGATATGCATGGGCTGACAGCAGAAGAAAGATATGATATAGATGTTTCTACTACCTGGGCGATAAATAAAATTAGAGACGGTGGTTTATCTGCTTGGAATGCCAGTAAGCATTGTTGGAATATATAAATGGAATTAACCATCTTTATAGGTCTTATTTAATGCCACCAAATCAAATCCCCTCACAGTTTTCAAAAAAATATAACCTTAATAATCCAGCTGGAAGACTCCTTAATCTTCTTAGCCAAAAAGAAAAACCTTCATTTGCAAAACTGCAAGCTGGTGATGTTTGGTGTTCAATTTTAGGTGTACCCATTAAAGATATTCCAACCTTATTAAGGCGTGTAGGGAAAATAATGGCCTTGCCTTCACTTATTGAGGAGCAAATAAAAGAGGCAGGTTTAGATTGCTCTATTTACCTCAAATGGTTACCAAAAGTTAACCGTGCTTTTGAATGTTTAGACTTAGATATGATGTGGGCAGATTTTATCGGACCTATCGATGAGACCGTAATGTATGGATTAGAAATTTGTTCTGATCAACTTTCAAAAAGACAACCTGAATTGGTAATTAGAAAGAGTGAAATAGAAAAAATAAAAGGGGAAATAGACGAACTACTTAGTGAAATCAAAACAAGCGATATCGATAAAGAGTTAAAAGAATATTTAACAAACCATATTGAAGATATAAAGAATGCTATTGAGGAATATGAGCTTGCGGGGATAGTCCCCATACGAAAAGCTTTTGAATCCACTATCGGAGCAATAGCTGTTGAGCCTAAAAA